TCAGAATTCCGCTGCGGCAAGTATCGCCGCCGGTTCATTCGTGGTGGCAAGCTTTGCGGGTGCGAACAGCGGCGCGAGCGTGAGTCCGGTGTAGAGGCCGGCCACAAACAGCATGACCGCCGTCATGCCAAGTCCCGCCGCCGCCACGGCGCGGCGGCGCGACCTGCGATTGTAGAAAATCTTCCTCGTCGCCATTGGCTTCCCCTTACTTGCGATGCTGCGGGCGCAGGGCGCCCGGAGCCGGGGTGCGGTTATGGCGATTATGAGGATCAGGGTTTACCAGATCCTAAAGGTGAAACCTCGAATTTGATCGAATTCGGAGGCCTCACCGCCGCTTGGCGAAGCCGATATTGAGCGCCAGCACATCGACCACGCGCGTGATCTTGCCGAGCACGGCATCGTCCTTCTTGGTAGGCGTGGCGGCGGCAATGGCCGAGGCCGCCCCGACGATTGCCAGCGCGGCTTCGATCCAGGCGGCGAGGACACCGCCAAAAAGTCCGGTCAATACAGATTCCATTGCATTTCCTTTCAGGTTTGATGCCCCTCCTCGCGGGGCGCGGCATAAAAGAAATGCCCGCCGATCAGGGCGAGCGGGGTTTCACGGCGCGCCCAGTCCGGGCACTCCGTATGCGGATGGAAGCGCGTGGCGGGCCCGGCGGGTCCCGGCCCGGCATCGGCCGCCGCGCGGCAGATGGCGGCGAGAGCCAGAAGATCGTTCCGTGCGGGCAGGTCCGCCCTGCCCTTGAGCCGGTGAACCAGCGCATGGGCGAGCGCATGGCGGCCCTCCTCCGTCTCGCCTTCGGCAAGCGGCGCCAGTTCTTCCGCGAGGCGGATAAGCGGCATCAGGCGCCTGACATCGAGGCTGGTGACGGGACGCAAGCTCATGCCTGCCGTTCTCCATGAATATAGGATTTAGTTCCTACTAAAGAGAACATTTTAGGAACAATGTCAAGGCGCGATTGTCAGGCCGCCGGCCCGGTCAGTTCCAGGCAATGGATGGCAAGGCGGACCCGGCCGCCGGTGAAGTCAGCGCCTGCGGCGGTGAGCCGGAGCGGCGTCGCGCCGTAATAGGCGACGGGCGTTCCCGAGACGCCGATGACGGTCGCATCCAGCATGGCGCCGATACCATTGCCATAGCGTCCGGGATCGTCTGCCACGCCGAGACTCCATGACGTGGCGCCTGTGATTGTCTCGATGACGACGCCCGTCACGCCGAGCACGATGGCGCGGTCGGGAATGACGAAGGCCGTATCGGATGTTGCGCCCTCGTCCAGCTCGTGCTCGCCCTCGATGAGCGTCAGCGCGGTCGCGGCGCCGCTTGCGCCCGCAATGCCGGGACCGCCCGCTGGTGCCCAGTTCGTGCCGTCATGGACAAGCAAAGCGCCTGCTGCTTCATCGAAGGCCCGCCAGCCGGCGCGGGGCGCGAAGAAAATCCAGGCGCCGTCGATCCTTGCGGCGATCTCACCCTCGTGGCCTTCCCACTCGTCCTCGGCGTCCGTGCCGACGATGAACCGCGCGCCCTCCTCCGCCTCGCCCGGCGGCACGTTCAGATCGCGCGAGACAACCGCAAGGTGCACCAGCGCATCAAGGCGGCGAAGAGCTTCGTTCACCGTCACATGCTTTTGCGCCTGCGCCGCTTCGAGGAAGGGAAGTCCCAGATGAAAACTATTCGACATGAAGATGCGCGCTCCTTCCGCTGCCGCGGCCAAAGGCGCGGCTCAGTTGATAGATGGTGACATCGAGATGTGCGAAATCCGCATGGCCGAAATCGGCGGTCTGCTGGGCGGCGCTGTAATGCACGCGCGGCTCGCTGCTTGCGATGACGCGCTTCACCGCCCCCCCATCGCGGATTTCCACCTCGTAGGATTCCAGTTCCTCGCCAAGCGGCACGTCGAGCCCCGTCCAGCTATCGCCACCAATTCGTGTGCGCCGGATCCATGACAGGTGGATTGCGCCGCCCTCGCCGCGCCGCGCTCTCGGATGGACCGGCGAAAGCGGACGAAGGCCGGCGCCGTCAAAGGCGCGGGTCACGCTGGTATAGGACGGATCGTCATAGGGCAGCGGCGCGGGGCCATAGAGCCATTGCCGTTCAAGGCCGCGTTCGGTATCGAGCAGCCCGATCTCGCTCACAGCATTGTCGATGAGCACGAAGCGTGCGCCTTCCGAGAGCATGTCCTTCATTGCGGCTTCCGTGCCTGCTTGCCCGCGCAGCAGGCCACGCAGCAGATATGTTGCCGGTGCCACGAGCCCCGCCTCGCGGAACTGGATCACTTCCCAGTTGCCCGCCGTTGTTTCGAGCGCGGCAAGGTTGGCCCCGTCGAGAACGGCGCGTTCGCTCGCGCTCGAAAGCGCGCCGCTTGCCATCGTCACCAGAAGCCCGTTCGCCTCGTCCCAGCGCGACACGGGCCCGGTGGCAAGCGGACTCGCCGTGCGGCCGAGCCTTGCCTCCACGCTCAGCACACGGTCGAGCGATATGCCCGTACCATCCTGCCGGTAAAGTGCAATGCCGCCCGGCCACGGGTCGGCCGCGACGGCAATGCGCGGCGCATGGGGCGTTTCCGTACCGCTCAGCAGCGGCAGATCCATGAAGACGGCAAGCGGCGGGCCAAAATCGCGCGGCGCAGCAGGCACGGTTTCGCGCGGCGGCGCATCGGAGGGCGCGAAGAGACCCGGCATGTCGGATACGCCATCGGCCTCTCGCGCGCCCGCATCGGCGATGCCGGTGATCCGGTAACGCGCGATGCGATGCCCAAGATCGAGTGCAATACCGTCGCCCGGCTCCAGCGCGAGAAGGCTCGGCGGCAAGGCGAAGCTGCCGCGCTCGCGCTCTTCCCAGATCTTCTGAAGCCAGAGATCGGCGATGCGCTGTGCCTCCACCTGCGTCAGCACCATCGGCAGCGCCGCCGTAACGACACGCTGGCTGCCGCCCGCGAGACGGCGCGCCTCGACCGCTGCCTGCCGGTATTCGGCGCCGCCATCAATATAGGTGAGCTTCAGCGCGGCAGGGAGTTCCGTTTCCTGCGCACGGGTGAGCCTCCAGCCCGGCGCGGCGCTTTCTTCGCCAACCGCCAGCATGTTTCCCGCAAGCGGCATCGCCTGCATACCGCCATATTGCGCGAAGCGAATGACACCATCCGACTCCACGGCATCGAAAAATCCCGCCAGCATCAGCGGTTCGATGGCAGCACGTGGCGACATGATGCGGTCGATCACGAAGCCGTCGACGACGCCGTGAAGCCCGTCCACGTTGAATTCCGCGAACCCCGCATCGCGCATGATCGCCGCGGCGAGCACGGCAAGCGGTGCCGCCCCCATGCGCCCGTTGAGCCAGTGGCCGAGCCGCCAGTTCGCCGCATCCGCCCAGACATCGCTTCGCTCGGGAAAGGCGGGAAATGGCCGCGCATCCCATGTCCACAGGAAGATGCGCGACGGATCGACCATGCGTCCGCCATAGACAGAGGAGACCGGGTTCGCGCCCGCAATGTGATCGGGATGCGCTGGCGACCAGTAGCTCATTTCCGCTTCGATGAAACGGCGCTGGATGAAATCGTCCCGAGTGCCGCGCGAGAAATGCGGTGCGGCGCTTTCGGCCGATTTCGGATCGACGAAGCGATTGGGCTCGTTCGTGCCCTTGTCAATCGCCGGGCAGCCGAGTTCGGTGAACCAGATCGGCTTCGATTGCGGCATCCATGCCGTCGGTGCGTCGGCTTCAGCGCCGTCCGGCCTGTCGTAATGCGCGTTCGACCACCAGTTCTTCAGATCCTTGGCGCGCCATATCCAGGGCTTGCCATAGGCGCCATCCGTGATCGGCGTCCGGCTCTGGATGGCGCGGTCCTCGTCGCTCGCATAGTACCAGTCGTAATCCTCGCCGCCTGCGATGCGCGAGCGGAGATAGGCGGGATCGTAGATCGAGCCCCAGTCCTGCCGATCGAGATGCGCATCGCCATCGCGCCAGTCGGTCAGCGGCGCATACATGTCGATGCCGATGAAATCGATATTCGCGTCCGCCCAGAGCGGATCGAGATGGAAGGTAAAGGCGCCGCCGCCCATGTCGTGCCCGCGATATTCCGACCAGTCGGCCGAATAGGAGATTTTCGTGTGCGGACCGAGGATCGCGCGCACATCCGCCGCAAGCTGTTTCATCGCCGCAACGGCGGGATAGGTGCCGCTGGCGGTGCGCGCCTGCGTGAGACCGCGAAGTTCCGAACCGATGACAAAGGCATCGACACCGCCCGCCGCCACGCAGAGATGCGCATAATGGAGCACCATGCGCCGGTAGGACCATTCGCCCGCGCCGGGCGACGCGCTGCCGAAGAACGAAGCGACATCAGCCGCCACATCGCCCGCCGGCGCGATGCGGCCGCGCCAGGGATAAGCGCCCTGCTCGCCCTCGCCCGCGGGATCGGGCAATCCTGCATCCGCCGGAATGTCCATCATCACGAAGGGATAGAAGACGGTCGTGAGGCCGCGCGCCTTCATGTCGGCAAGTGCCCGGCGTACGCTCGCATCGGACGGCGTACCGCCATAGGCGGGCCGCCCCTCGATGCGGCTCACTTCGGCCGCGGCATGGCGCGGCAGCCCGGCCACGCTCCACATTTCCGGCCAGGTGATCTTCTGCCTCGTCTCGACCTTCGGGCGGATGGTGCAGGAGCCGCAGCGCAGATCGTCGCCGAACCAGGAGACGACGAGCAGCGCCGCCGCGACATTGGGCAGCGATGCCTCAAGATCGTCCATCGCGGCGGTGAAATCCGCCGCGCCCGATACCATATGCGTATTGAGCGGGCGGCTCGAAACTTCGCTCAGGATTTCGCGGCGCGGCTCCGTGTCATAGACATACTCGCCCGCACCGGGAATGACCGTCACCGCGCGCACGAGGCTTTCGACGCCATCGAGCGTGCGAAACACCTCGAAGCTCAGTTGCGGAATACGATTGCCGAAGGGCGTGACGTTCAGATTCTCGAAGACGATATAGGCCGTGCCGCGATAGGCGGGACCGACACCCATGATCGTCTCGATCAGCGGATCGGGCATCTGGTCCTCGCCGCCGCGATGCAGCCGCCAGGTGACATTCGCAAGCGAAAGCGGTTTGCCATCCGCCCAGATGCGGCCGATGCGCGTCACCTCCCCTTCGCAGAGCGCGACGGCGAAGGAAACGGAATAGCTGTATTCGGTGACGGTTGCCGACGAGCCGCCGCCCTTGCTGCCGCCTGTCGCGCGCCTGCTGGCACTCTCGACATAGTCCGTTGCCCAGATCACCTGCCCGCCGATGCGCGCCCGGCCATAGAGCCTGGGGATCGGCGCGCCTTCGCTCGACGCCATGACATGGAGATCGCCAAGGCGCGGCCCTTCGACATGCGGCGAAGTGCCGAAGAGACGTGCATCGGCGAAGGCGCCTGCGAGCGACCCGATCGCGCCGCCAAGCGCCGCGCCGGAAATCGACATGCCGAGAAAGCTCAGGCCCGAAGGCAGCAGGGCGCTGCCAAGCGCCGAACCCGCGCTTGAAAGAACGAGAGTTGCCATTCTTCAATCCTCGATGCCGGGAAAGCGGAAAGCGAAGGCGGCGCGGCCGCGCCACCAGCGCCCGATATGTGTTTCGACGACCACATGGCCCGACCAGGCATGGATCATCCGCTCTTCGCCGCTGACGATGGCGGCATGTTTCGCCGGACCGTGACGGCGCATACGAAAGAGGAGAACGTCGCCCGCGCGCGCTTCGCCCGGCGCGATCTCCGCCATGTGACGCCTTGCAGCCTCCGCCATGGCTTCTCCGGCACCGGCTGCTTCCGCCCAGTCCGCGGAATAGGGCGGCGGCGCCTCGGGCTCCTGCCCCACAGCCTCGCGCCAGACGCCGCGAAGGAGGCCGAGGCAATCCGCGCCCGCGCCCTTCACGCTTGCCTGATGGCGATAGGGTGTGCCGATCCAGCCGCGCGCGGCGGCAACGATGTCACTGCGCTTCATGGCTTCACCCGCCCGCCGAGGCCAATACGAAGTCATTGCCCGGCATATGAGGGAAGCCGCGAAAGTTCAGCGCATTGGCGAAGCGGTCGCGGCAGGTCGCAAACTGCTTGTCGCAACCGGCCAGCAGTTCGAGCGTATCGCCGGGCGCGACCGGCCGTGCGGCCGCGCGCCAGAGCTCGATGCGCCCGCCCGCGCCATGCGCCTTCACCTCCATCACTGCGCCCTCGTTCGCGCCGCTCGTGAAGGTGAGCTTGCCGCGCGTGAAATATCCGCCGGGAAAGGCGGCGAGTCCGGCAGCAAGGATTTCCCTGTCCGCCGTCACGCTCGCGGCCGTCGCCGCCACCGTCCACGCACTGGCGGAAAGGCCGCAGCGCGCATCGCAGAAATCCGCGTCGCAGCCATATTGATAGAGGCGGCCGACAGGCTGGTTGAGCCGATGCGCGAGGCCGCGCAGCTCCGCCGTGAAGGCGGCGCCGGAGCGCGACACCTCGCCGAGATTGCCCTTGCGCATCAGCAGGCGCTGCCCCAAGTCCCGCCAGTTGACGCGCCAGATCTCGAATTCGGCATCGTCATAGAGACCGGCGGCAAGATCGCCCTCGTTGAGATGCGCGGAGGTGAGCGCGCCTGCGACATCGAGATTGCCGGGCATGAGGCCGCTCGTGCTTTCCATGGCCGAGGCGGTGAAGCCTGCGGCCGCCTCATAGGTGACGCCGCCGAATGTGAGGTCGCGGTCGTGCTCGGTAAAGCCGAGCACAGTGCCGTCGCGGCGCGTGAGCTTCCAGCACCAGGCAAGCGTGGTCGTGCCTGCGGCCAGATGCGCCGCGAGGCCGGGGGCGATGGTTCTCATGTGTCAGATCCTGATCTCGATGACCGGAATGTCCGGTACGCTGCCGGCTTCGAAGGCGGCAAGGTTGATGTCGAGAAAATCGGTGTCGAAGCGGACGGGCACGTCGAATTCGAAACCGGCCGTCACTGCCGCTTCGGGCGCCGGTGCTGTGAAGAAGGTGACGAGGCCCGTGGTGTGATCGGCCGTAAAGTCCTCGCCTTCCGCCACCGGCGTCCCCGCGACGGCAATGCGGATGCTGCCCGCGACCGGCTTTGCGATCTCGCGGGTGTAGCTTGCGCCGCCTGACGCATAGGTCTTCACGAGCTGGAACGATGTGCGCTCGCCATCGCCCTGCCCGAGCGCCTGATCGAGCGCAGAGACGGCGGCCGGCGGCGCGGCGCTCTTCCAGTCGGCCCGGTCGTGCCAGCGGAAGCCGTGAAGCCGGCCGTGCCGCGCTTCGAAGAAGGCGATGAGCGCGTGAATATCGTCGAGCTTCCGAATACCCATGCCTGCATTGTAGCGCCGCCGCGACAGCGCCCAGGGGCTGTTCCGTTCCTCGCGGCCGGAGCCGAGCGTGACGATTTCCGTGCGCCGCTCCGGCCCGCCGCTCGCGCCGAGCGCGATCTCGAGCGGAAACCTGATTTCGTGAAAGGCCATGTCAAAGGTGCCCTGTTTCAGATATTTCCGATTTCAGATGTTTCTCATTCAAATGTTTCTCTGGCCGCGCGCGGTGGTGCGGGCGAGCATCGCCGCAATCTGTGATTGCGAGCGGCGGAAGCTCGCGGCGTCCATTGCCGTCACGTTGAAGGTGATGTGCACCGGCTGGCCGCCGCCGTCTGCCGCCACGCCGAGCCGGCCATCGGCGCCGCGCCGGAGCGGCAGGATCGCTTCGGCCCCGGCCTCGCCCGCAAGTCCGGTCGCGCCGCGCAACGGAAAGAGCATGGGGCTCGAGACGACGCCGCCCTTTGCGAAGGGCAGTATGCGGCCATCGCCAATCGCATTGCCATTGGCGCTGCCGATGAGCGAGCCGAGCGCGTTGCCGATGCCGCCCGAGACCGCGCCCGTCATGGCCTTCAGCGCGCCGTCAAGCGCGATGCGCGACAGATCGAGCGCGAGTTTCCTCAGCGTGTCGGAGAGCGAGCGGCCTTTCAGCGCCGCACCTTCGAAGGCGGAGGCCAGCGCATCGCCGAAATCGCGGCCGTCGCGCGTCGTGCGGCGAAGCTCTGTGCTGACGCTTTTCAGCGCCCGTTCGCTGTCGAGCGCAAAGAGATGCGCCGCCTCGCCCGCCTCCATCATGGCGCGGGTCAGGGCTTCGGGGTCGGTGTCGGGGGTCATATCATCCTCAATCTGGATACCGGGCGACAAGAGCGGCGAAGTCGGCCTGCCGTATCGGTACGGCATGTGCCGGCCGCAACGCGCGGGCAGCGGCGGCGAGTTCGGGCAGGGTCAGGCGCCAGAAGATGTCCGGCGGCAGGCGCAGCTGGCCGAGGCCGAGCGACATGGCTTCGTCCCAGGGGAAGCGCGGTACACTCACTTTCCGCTCCCGCCGAAAGTTGCGGAGAGCAACTCCGCAACTATGGAAATGAAGCCCGCTGCGCCGCCTTCCGCCGTCATGCGGGACACATCCTCGTCGCTATGCTGATAGCCTGCGCCGCGAAGCCCCGCCCCGATGATCTTCACCGCGTCGGTAGCGGCGATGCGGCCCGTTTCGAAGCGGCTCGCCAGCGCCAGCATGTCCTCGCCGCCGAAAGCCTGCTCAAGCTCGGCAAGCGCGCCGAGCGTGAGCACCAGCGTCATGCGCTCGCCATCGAGGAAGGCCTCGATTTCGCCTCTGTGCCTGTTTGCCATGAGCTATTCCGCGGCGAAGGAGATTTCGCCCGCACTTTCAAGAGCGAGGTCGAAGGTGATTTCGCCGTCATGGTCGCCTGCGAATTCGAGCGCGGTGATCTGGAATGGGCCTGTCACCGTTCCAAAATCGGGGATGACGACTTTCCAGGCGCGGATGGCGCCCGCGAAGAAGATGTCTCGGACGCTCGCATCGGACGCCGCATCGCGGAAGATGCCGCGGCCGGTGATGGCGGCGGAGCGGACGCCCGCGCCTTCCAGCAACTCGCGCCAGCGGCCGGCGGATTCGGCATGGGTCACGTCGACCGCGCGGGCATTGAAGGCGATGGCGCGGGAGCGAAGCCCCGCGACGGTGACGAAACTTCCCTCGCCCGTGCTGTCGAGTTTCAGCAGCAGGTCCTTGCCTTTCTGGGCTGTCATTGGACGGTCCTTTTTGCATTTCGATTTCAAAAACAACATGTCACCCCCGGGCTTGACCCGGGGGTCCAGAACGGCAGGTACCGAACAAGTGGCTCCTGGATTGCCGGGTCAAGCCCGGCAATGACACACAAATGGATGGTTCTGCCTCATTCAAATCCCCCGCCCCTACCCCTCCTCCGTCACTGCGCGGAGGCGGATGGTGCCGCGCCAGGTGATACCGTCCGCCTCGCGGCGCGTCTGCGCGCCGAGGAAGCGGAGATTGACGAGGCTATGCCCCTCAAGCACGAGGGCCGCATCGTGGAGCGCCGCGCGGACGGCTTCGAGGATCGCCTTGGCTTCGGCCCGTCCGCCGCCGCGTGTGAAGCAATGAAGCGTCAGCCGGTGCTCCATGCCGGCCGGCCAGTCGCGCGTTTCGTTCTCGCCGAGGGTGAGATAGGGATGGACGACGTCTCCCGGCGGATTGTCGTGGATGCGCGCGGCTACAAGAGCGGTCAGCGCCGCATCGGACGACAGGCGCGCGAACACCGCCTTCTGCAATGCCAGATCGGCGCTCATGCCGCCTCCTCGCAATCGAGAATGAGAAATTGCTTCCGCCCATCCGGGTCGCGGATTGCGCGGATGTCGAGCGGACGGGCTTTCCAGAGCGCCCGCATCTGCGTGGTGAGACCCTGGCGGTGCCGAATGGTGAGGCGGAAGCGGGCGCGCGGCGCGAGACGTTCGCCATTCAAGCGCTCGTCGCCGGCAAGCGCCTCCACCTTCGCCCAGAGCATCGCCTCGTTCTCCCAGGTCACATCCGCGCCGCCCGCGCCATCCGGCGCGAGCAGGGGCGACTGGAGCGTGACGCGCTCGCGCAGGGCGCCGATCGGATCGCCGCTCACAGCCTCATCCTCCGGTAGGGTGCGACGAGCGCGGAAACGGTCAGCGGCAGTTCGCGTCCCCCGCCCACCGGCGCGCGGTTTTCGAACCAGTGCGCAACGAGCAGCAGCAAGGCCTGTTTCAGGGGCTGCGGCACGGCGGCCGCATCGCCATAGCCTGCGGTGAACTCCACCTCGATGCCTGCAAGGCGCGTCGCAGGCATGGGCCAGGCCTGCCCGCGCTTCGCGGCAAGGCGCGGCGGTTCGCCCTTCGCATCCACCTCGTAGAAGGCGGGATCGATCGTCAGCATGGCGCCGCTGAGGAGCGCGACCTTCACCGCCGTCACCTCTGCCACTGGCGCAAGCGGCAGCTCGATGGGGCGCGACGGCCAGTCGTCGAGCGTCAGGCGCCATTGTTGCGTGATGAAGGCGCGGCGCGTTTCCGCCTCAAGCGCGGTCCGCGCGGCGGTAACGAGGGCTTGAAGCAGTGCGTCTTCCTCCGCCGCATCGAGGCGGAGATGGGCGCGCGCTTCGGCAAGCGTCACCGGCTCTTCGGCGGGCGGCGCGATGAGAGAGAGGGTCATGTGGACCTTGCCTGATTTTCAATAGCTCTGTCATCCCGGCACTTGTTGCCGGGATCCATTTGTGCTTCTGCACGTTGCAGCCGCCAATGGGCCCCGGGGACAAGCCCCGGGGCGACATTGATGGTTGATCGCTAACTACTTAACCGGCTTCAGATGCGCGCCGCCGAGAAGCGCAAGCGCGGCTACGGGTGTCGGTTCTTCATGATCGCCGATGAAGAGGACGCCCACCCGCGTGTAGCGCGCGGGGCCCGCATAGCCGGTGCGGCAGACCGAGAGATCGTCCGCAACGCTTTCCACCCGGGCGAAGATGCCTGCCTCGTCCGGCGGCGCACCAAGCACGTCATGCGCGGCGGTAACGGGAAGCCATGCGCTCCCGTCTTCCGAGGCTTCGAGGACGCAGGCAATGGCACATTCCTGCGAAAGCGCCTCGCCCGCGGCGCCGATCAGCACCAGATGTTCCACCGCCTGATAGCCCCTGCCATCGACGGGCGCGCCATAGCGCGTTTCCGCCGAGGGCGCGGGATCGAGCGTCTGAACCGCCTTCAGACTGTTGTGAATGTCACGCATGAGAGCCTCACGACGAGAACTGGAGGAACTTGATCGCCTCGAAATTCTGCACCCCGCCGCCGACGCGCTTCGTCGTGTAGAAGAGCACATAGGGTTTCGCGCTGTAGGGATCGCGCAGCACGCGGATGCCGAGGCGGTCGACGATCAGATAGCCGCGCCGGAAATCGCCAAAGGCGATGGCGGGCGCATCCGCCGCAATGGAGGGCATGTCCTCAGCCTCCGTCACGGGGAAGTTCAGCAGCGTCGGCGGCTGGCCGGCGGCGAGGCCCGGCTGCCAGAGATAATTGCCATCCGTGTCCTTGAACTTGCGGATCGCGGCCTGGGTCGAACGGTTCATCACGAAGCGGCCATTGGCGCGGTAGCCGGCCTTCACCGCATAGATGAGGTCGATCAGCTTGTCGCCGGGGTTCGATGTCGGGAAAGCGCCCTCGTTGCCGGTGGCGACGAAGCCGAGCTTGCCCCATTCCCAGGTGCTGTCCGCCACGCGCTCATAATCGAGGAAGCCGCGCGGCTTCTTCACGCCATCGCCCGCAACGAAAGCCGCGCCTTCCTGTTCGGCGAAGGCGGTCTGCACTTCCTCGGCGAGCCACTGATCGATATTCACCGCCGCATCGTCAAGCAGCGTCGGCGTCGCGGCCGGCATTGCGTAAAGCTCCATCGCCGGGAACTCGATTTCGGCGAGCGAGGGCGTTGCCGTTTGCGGGCGCGCCTCCGTTTCGCCGACCCAGCCCGTCTGCAAACCGCCCAGCGCAAAGGGCTTCTTGTAGGACGAGGAGCCGATCTGACGGATGCCCGCAATGGCGCGGATCGGCGAGACTTCCGATACGATGCGGTCGATCATGCGTTCTGTCTCGACGGGGACGAGATAGCCGCCATCGGGATCGGGCTGCGTCGAAAGCGCCTTTGCTTCCAGCCCGCGCAGCTCATGCACTTCGCCCTTCCTGACATAACGCTCGAAGGCGCGCTTGTGCTCGCGGCCCGCAAGCCCCGCTTCCGCATGGCCGGAAAGTTCCGGGCGGCGGGCGGCAAGCGTCAGCTCGTCGAGCTTCTTCTTCTGACGGTCGAGCGCCTCGTTGATGCGGGCGACCTTTTCTTCCGAGACCACATCGGCGGTGAGCTTCCGCTCCAGCTCGCCGAGGCGTTCGTCATTCGCGGATTTGAAATCCTCGAAGGCGGAGAGGAACTCGTCCATCGCCTCGCGCACTTCAAGGGTGCTTGCACTTTTCGTTTCCGGCGCGCGCGTGTCTTCCTTCAGCGTGGCGCCGATGCGCGGCACGCCGTCATTCCAGTTCGACATGATTGTCTCCGTTGGGTTTCAGGTTCAGTGAGTGAAAAGGCGCGCGGCCGCGCGGAATGCGCGGGCGAGCGCCTGGTCGCCGGCGGCCGCGTCCCGCGGCTCCAGCGCCTTGAAGCCGCGATGCACGATGGTGCGGGCTTCCATCCGGCTGAACCCTGCATCCCGCATGAGCCAGCGTTCGAATTCGCGTGTCGTGGGCCTTGTGCCCCGCTTCACCGCGCTGACGCGCGCGGCGGGGAGCATGGGGAAGGTGACGACGGAAATTTCCCAGAGATCCACCTCGATCAAGCGGCGTGTGCCGCTTGCACGGTCGGTCCCGGCCTTTACGACGTGATAGCCGATGGAGAGACCGTCAACGGCGCCGGCGCGCATCAAGGCGAGCACCTCGCGGGCGCGGGCGACATCGGCGAGAAGCTGGCCGCGCACGAAGAGGCCGCGCTCATCCTCGCGGATTTCCTCCCAGGTGCCGATGACTTCGTTCGGATCGTGCTGATAGAGGAGCTTGACGCCGCGCGGGCCGCGCTTTGCGAGCGACTTGCGGAAAGCGCCGGGCATCACCACGTCGCGGCCGAGATCCTCCGCGCCGAAGAGCGAGGCATAGCCCTCGAAACTGCCATCGGGCTTCACGGCCTTCGCCTCGAACCGCGCAGCCTTCCGCTCGCCTGCCCTGTTGTTCACGGCTTCGCTCACTTGTTCCTCCGTATGGGGATGTTTTGGGCAACAAAAAAGGCGCCCGGGGGGCGCCTTCACGCTTTCTCTCTTCTGTCACCCCCGGGCTTGACCCGGGGGTCCAGTGCGGCGCGCGCTGTACGCGCGGCCCCTGGATTGCCGGGTCAAGCCCGGCAATGACGGGTTGGTTGTAAGTGCTTTCTTCTTTCGCTGCGGCAAGTGGAACTGCGGGTGGATCCCGCCTGCGCGGACAAAGCGCTAGCGGTTCATCACGAAGATGATGACGGCGGCGACGGCAAACCATATCGCGATCTGGACCGGCAATGTGATCCGCACCATCAGCCGGTCCTGCTTCGCTTGCGACGCCGGCATCTCTCTGCCGATATTGCGCGATGCCTCTCTTGCCTGTGTTTCGACGAAGGCGAGGACGCGGTCGAGATCGCTCTTCCTGAATTCAATGCCGTTCAGAAACAGGCTTCGCTTTCCGTCCAGCTCGATCGCGGCATATGACAGCCAGGAACTCTTGCCGGCATAGGCGCGCTTAATCTTTTGCAGTGGCACTGTCCTCAGGCCGCCCAGTCCGAAATAGACGATCCGATCCCCGCGAAGCCTGACATGTCCAAACAAGGCAATAATGCAGAGGAAGGGCAGCAGAACCGACATCAGCGCCGAGGCCGGCGAAATGTCGCCGCCGCCGATCCATGCCGCAAACGGCCAGACACCATTCGCAAGGTCGGGCCCAAGGCGCAGGGCGGTGAAAGCGACAATCGCCAGCTTCAGCCCAAGCCGGGACAGGATGACGCCTTCGCCTGCTTTTCTTTCTTCGTCGACCATTGAGCCCCCAGACGTCTTATCCTATCCGACTTGCGGACCCTCCACTACCTCCCCAGCCGCTCTTCGATCCGCGCCAGCGACGCGTTGGCGGATTTGGTTTGCTCCTCCAGCCGCGCGATGCGCTCGACCAGTTCGCCGATGCGTTCGGTGCGGGCCTCCAGCGCGGTGAGGCGTTCCGCTGCCGCGCCCGCCCAGAGGAGGGCCGCGCCGGTCTGCATGGCGATGGTGAGGATGACGGCGAGCGGCACGCGGCGGTCGAGCACCCACGCCGCCTCCTTTTTCGTGTATGCTTCCGCCTCCATCCCGCTCATCTCCACAAAAGGCCCGATATGACTTCCGAAGAATGGCTGATCGTTCTCATGGGCGCGGCGCTTGCCTGCGGCCCCATCCTGCTCGTCTGGACCGAGGAAAAGACGCGGGACAGGGGCATCGCCATCCCCACAATCTTCTCGATCAAGGGCTACCGTTTCTCGCCGCATAGCGTTTTCAGCCTCGTCGTCGGGATCATGCTGATCGCTCTGTCCTGGCAAATGCGCGGCGCAAGCGTGAGCTTCCTCTTCCTCGTGTTCGGCTTTGTCGGGCTTGCCGCCGCGATCCAGAACATCATCCGTTCGAAGAAGCGGGACGCCTGACGCCATAGCCCGCCGCTTCGCGCTTTTCCTCGTCGGTGAGGAAACTGGCGGCGGAGAGGCGCGCCCAGAGCGCATCGCGGTCCGCCGACAAGGCATCCACCTGATCGGCGTCGTACCAGAGGCGCAGCTTGCCGTCATAGCGGGCCCCGAGCCAATGCGTCAGCGCGCGGGCGGTGCGGCCTGCAAGCGGCAGCACCGTGCCGCGCCAGAAGGCGCGGTTTGCTTCCCGCATATTCGCATAGGTGTTGTCGCCCGGAATACCGAGCAGCATGGGCGGTACGCCAAAGGCGAGCGCGATGTCGCGGGCGGCGGCGTGTTTCGCCTCGATGAAATCCATGTCCTTCGGGCTCAGCCCCATGCTCTTCCAGTCGAGCCCGCCTTCGAGCAGCAGCGGGCGGCCGGCGTTGGCGGCGCCCTGATAATTCTCGGCGAGTTCACGCTTCAGCCGCTCGAACTGATCGTCCGAGAGGTTCGCGCCGCCCTCCCCGCCCTTGTAAACGAGCGCGCCGGAGGGCCGCGCCGCATTGTCGAGAAGCGACTTGTTCCAGCCGCCGGCCGCATTGTGAATGTCGATGGCGCAGGCGGCGGCCTCGAGCGGGCTTAGCCCATAATAATCATCCACCGGGTTGAAGAGGCGGAGATGCAGCACCGCGCTCCGCTCGCCGCCGGGGATCGTCACCACCCGTCCGTTGACGGAATATTCGTAAGCCTCGGGCCAGCCATTGCGGCCGGGAACGGCTTTCATACGGTCGGGCCGGAGCACATGCAGCTCGCGGGGCTCGCCATCCATCTCCACGAGTTCGAGATAGGCATTGCCGGACACCTGCAGGAAGCTATAGCAGCTCTCGAAGAGATCGGCGCCGGATTGCCCGGCATTCGGATGTTCGAGAAGCGAAAGCAGCGGATGCTGGTCAAGCTCGCGCCGCCCGTCATAGAGCAGCCAGGGCAGGCTCGCCGTGGCTTCGGCGATCATGCGGACGGAGCGATAGGCAATGGCATTGCGCCGGTACCCCTCCTCGGCCAGCGCCGCATAGTCGCGTGGCGTCCAGACAGGCCGGCCCTGCATATGGAGTGCGATCATGGGCGCGACGCGGCTTTCCTTGGCAGCCGGCGCGCGCGAAAGCATCGCGCGGGCAAGCGCGGTGAAGGGGTTTGGCATGGCTTGTGGTTCCGTCTTGTGGCGGTGGCGCTCTAAAACTCTGTGTCACCCCGGCTGATCCTGGCTTTCGCCGGGATCGGCCGGGGTGACACCGCATTTTTATCTAAAGCCCCCGCACCTTGGGCTCGCCTGCCTCGCCCGTTAGCATCAGTTCCGTCAGGGCCCAGACGAGGGCGTCGAGGCGGTCGGGGCTTTTCTGGCCGGGCGTCCAGTCGCACATCTGGTCCTCAAGTTTCGCAAAGGCGCCGACGTGATGGACGAGGCCGCGCTCGTAAAGCGCGGCGACGGGTTCGGCGCGGGCCACCTTGCCGCGCGTCGCGCGGACGAGGCGGATGGGCGCCAAGGGCAGTTCCTGCCGCATGACGCTTTCGACCATCTCACCCCCCTGGTTCGCTTCCGCCACGATCCTGTCTGCCTCATGCGCGCGGTAGCAGCCCGCGACGCGCTTTGCCCAGGCGAGCGGCGAGAGGCGGCCCATGGAGCGGTCGTCGAGCACATAGACATGGCCGTCCGGTGCGACACCCGCGCAGACGATGCCGCATTCATCGGACTTTTCGCCGCCGGTAATGGGCGGATCGACACCGACGACGACGCGGACAAGCGCAGGCGCTTTCGCAATCCGGCCCTGCTCGATCAATTCGCGGTTCCAGAGTGCATCCGGGTTGTCGCCGATCAGTTCGGCGTCAAGTTCCTGCCGCCCGAGCCGCGTGCCTTCATAGCGCGCGATCACGCTGCGAAAGAAGCCATCCGCGAGATGGGCGCGGTTTGCATGGGTCGAAGCGCGCGTCACCGCCGTCGTGCGATCCGCGATCAGCCGCTTCAGGATCGGGACGGGGCGCGGCGTCGTCGTCATCACCTGACGGGGCCGCTCGCCAAGCCGCAGGCCGAATTGCAGCATGTCCCAGGCGGCTTCGGCGTAGCGCCATTTCGCAAGCTCATCCCCCCAGGCGGCATCGAATTGGGGGCCGCGCAGGGTGTCGGGCTCGCCCGCCGAAAAGACATGCGCCACCGCGCCGTTCGGCCAGACAAGGCGCTTGCGCGTCACCTCGAATTTCGGGCGTTCCTCGCGCGCGATGGCGCGCAGCCCCGAAGGCCCGTCGATCATCACCTCGCGCGCATCGGCAAATGTTTCGCCGATCAGCGCGATGCGGCCGGCGCGGCCCGCCATGACTTCCGCCTGCACCCATTCGGCGCCGGCGCGCGTCTTTCCGGCGCCGCGGCCGCCGAGCACCAGCCATGTCGTCCACTCGCCTTCAGGCGGCAACTGATCGTCGCGCGCCCAGAAGTGCCAGTCATGGGCGAGAAGCGCCAC